TCTGTATCCTATGGTTTACATTTTTGTCTGTTTGTACACTATGTGAGCGCTTTTAGTTCAAAACTAAACTAATAGTGTAGACTTGTGTGTAATTTTAAACCGTTTATTCAACACAAACTTTTTTGTCTATTACGAATTAAACGCAAACATCCGCCAAAACATCCGCAAACAATGCTCACGCAATGTGACTCAAATTCAGTTGCACCAACGGTTTCTAGCATAGTTACCTAACCGCCAATTTATCCGCCAAAGCATCATAAAACAAACCTTATCCTACTTAAAGCGACTTTTATGAATCATTTTGCAATATAGTCGCGACTTTTTATAGGGTGAGTACCCCACCATATATCACTTTTTTGCGTTTAATTCGGTCTAATCAGGTCTGTATACGGGTTTCAGAGGAAGTTCTGCCTTCATTTAAATATCTTTCTTCATCCGTTAATCCTTGCCATGTTGGTTGTTCTAGTGCTTCTTTGCAAGCCTTAACTGCCTTTGTATGGTCTGTTCCATATAGCAACGCTTTAATCGCCATCTTTAATGCTTCGTCTTTAGTCATCATCCACCTCTAATTTAATTTTGCCTAAGTATGGCCCATATTGTTTAAATGTTATGTTTCCGTTTTCTAGCCAACCATATACATTTATATACTGTGGCTCTTTAGGCTGTGGTTTAATGCGAAAATCCCATTGAGCATCTTCAAATCTAGGTGCATTTGTTATTTGCCATGTTTGTTCAACTTGAGCGTATAAAAATCTAGTTTCAATCTCTGCACCATCAGCCCATGCTTTTATTTCTTTGTGCCATTTATGTTGTTTCATACACTTTCTCCAAGGTAAGTAGCCTTTACACCATTACCAAACTGCAAAGTCACAGCGCACTCTTGCCCTTTGTTTCCACTTAAAAGGTTATAAAACCCGAAACACATGGAAACAATAGCTATAAGTAGTAACGTTGCTACAATTACTACGGCTCTATCTCCACTACGGTCGCAGTTGCACTTACGGCCTTGCTCACAATCTTGATTACACGGCATCATCTTCTCCCGTAAAGTATTCAATTACTGTATCCAACGCCCCTATTACTTTGGTGTCGTACTCCACGTCGTCGGGGTGGGTTGAATGCCAGTCAACAATCTGTCTCCTACTTGACTTCAAGTGTGCGCCTACTATGGCGTCCAGTATCTCGGCTAACTGCGTTGTGTCTGATAAGTCTAATGTGATTTTCATTCTATGTCCTCTCTGAAGAATTCTTCTTCATCTATTATGATACGGTGTGCATCGGCTTTCATTTGGTCGAGCACTTCAATGATACCCTCAAAGGTTTCGCTTGCTACGGTCGCGTCACAGAACCCCATGAGCGAGCCGTCTCGGTTGTAATACACTTCTTTAATTTCGTAATACGGTTCGTCAAACGCACCGTCAAATTTAACCACGCGATAGTTCCATGACATGTCACTCGTTCCTTTCAATTAGTTAAAGTACTTACTTGCACAGTTTGTCCGACTGGGATATTAGGAACAGGCCGACTATTAACAACAAGCCAAAGTACAGGCAAATCACCCCAATCGCCGACATCATCACCATAAAATTCACCATCGGTAATGACAATAGCACATACGTAGTCATCCTTCTTCTCCTTCTTCATCCACTCAGTTATACATGATGGTGACGTACCACCACCGCCCACAGGCTTGACTGCGCTAGCCAGTGCATCCATAGCACCGCGCTCAAAACTATCCACGCCTACTACCTCACTACCCCACCATGCGATGTCTATGCCGTTTGGCTGTGTTTCGTTAGCTAGCTGTTGCATGTACCCCATGAACGTAGAAAGCAAGCCGTCATCAATCGAACCCGACGTATCGCCAGCAATCAACACACGACCAATGCTCTCGCTGTATGGTGTGGGTATATACAAGTCATAGGCTACGTAAGTACGGTGTGGTCTGCGCCATGTTTGTTTGTCATTACCCGCACACGCACTCTTAAAGAACTCAGCAAGCAGTGTCTTCCAATCCACCTCGGGCACTAGCATTGCAGACACGCTACGCGGCATACTCGCACCAATACTACCAGCTAACGCGGCTTGACGTAGTGCGTTGTCTACCTGTACCTCAATGTCCTTGGCTTCTTCCTCGGATATTTGGTCGGCTTCTTCCCAGTCGTGGTCGTCGTGTCCGCTCTGCGGTACTTCGGTAGCGTTCTTGGCAAGGTCATCGTATACAGCCTTAACGTTCCACACATCCGCGTCGCTGTACTGGGGCATGTACACACCACCCTCAACGAAGTCAATGCCAGCCTTACCGTACAAGTACTGCGTGTTGATTACCGCATCGCAAGCAATGTTGGCTAGTTCGGGTGACTCTTTCCATAGTGACTGCCATACAAACAAGTGCCTAAACATCTTATGGAAGTTCTCATGCAACACGATGAACTTAATCTGCGGCAAGGTAAGCCCCTCGATAAAGTCACGGTGGTACAATTCGTTCAAGCCATCGGTCGCGGCTGTCTGCACCTTGTGGTCACCATCAACAATCCCACTGCTACCCATCATAACGATACCAGCCATCCATTTCCATTGGTCGTCGTTCATGATAGCAACTTTGGTTTTGCTAATCAACTGCTCTGCTGTTAATTCATCCTGTCTCATTTATAAACTCCAATCCTTTGTCTGTCAGCCTAAACTGTAGGTAATCACCCGGCTGTGCTTTTTGGTCGGTTCTACGCTCAATGTACCCCTCTTTTTCGGGGTAGCCCAAGGCAATCATATCGCCTATCTCTTGCCAACGCACCCACCGCGTACCAAATGTAATTAACCATTCAGTTAGCTTTATGCGGCAGTTAAAACCAATCAGCGATGACGACGTCGACTTTGTGTTTGATTTCATCACGTGCTCCCTCTAATCTAATCTCGCTAGCATCCACACCCAATAAGGCTGACTCCAATGAACTCCTAGCCTTCTCCAACTTAGGGTCATTCGTTACGTTCAATCTCTTTAGCATGTCGCATAATTCTACAGCATTCTCTACCATGCTGTCACGGAATATCTTAGCCTTGCCAGTACTATCATAGCCTAGCCTGTCGCTCATGTGTTTAAGCGTGTCGTGCAGTCTAATCCATAGGTCTTGGTTCACCTGTGCAATGCGCTCGTTGTACATCGCTTCGTACTCCTTCTGCATGCCCTCTACTACTTCATTCGGTGCATCGATACGGAAGTCGCCTGTGCTTGGTAGTGGTAGGAAGCCCACCTTGAACCTAAACTTAGTAGCAATCTCCTCAACGTCGGGGAATTCGTTACGGTCAAACAACGCACCCAGCTGGAAGGCTTGCGCACTAATCAACGTAGGGTAGTCACGTAGGAACTCTGCCACCAGCTGATTGAACGTAGCTTCTTGGTCGTTAATCCATTGCTTCAACTCAAAGAACTGCATCATAGGTACCAAGCGTTGCCCACTGTCAGACCAAGGCAATGTTAAACGATAGAAGTCATTGCGCGTTAAAGCCACGAAGTCCGTCACACGTTTAAGGTTGTTCATACCAGCCAGTAGGTTCTTGTTAACGCGTGCCGCATCATCGCTGAACGCGCCCTTGTTTACCTTAACTTCTTTAGACGCAGTTTTGTCTAGCTTACGTGCTGTCCACGTTGATACGTTTAATTCTACTATTGCCGCATTTAATGTTGTCATTTCTGATTCTCCTGTAAATATCTTATACCTTCTTTAGTAAGCTTCATCATCATAGGCATGCCGACTGATACGTCCACTAGATACCCAAGCCGCATTGCCTTTATCAGCATTGTTATGGGTATGACTGTCTTCTTGCTAGTATCGACGGGGTTAATCCCATGTGTAATCAGCCACTCGGTTAGGAATGGAAGCATTTGTTTCTTGCTCATAGTATCCATGCGTTGGCTATCGCAAACGTTTTAATCTGCTGGTTATTAAGCGCAATACTCTTTACCGATGGTGTAGCTACTATGGTTTTAATCCACGTACTCGTCACCTCTTTAGGTAAGCGGTGGAAATACGTAGCAAACGCATCCACGTTATCCGCCTTAAGGTATTGCAATGACTTAAACGCTAGCATCAGCTGTGCTGGTGCGCTTCTCGGTACTCGCGCGTTATCGGGTTGCTTCACGATGTCATCCAGTGTGGGTAGGTCACCGCCCAACGCAAACATCGCGCTCATATCCAATGCCGCTTTCATACCTACCGTACCAATCAGTGCCTTGGTCATTAGTGCTTCGCCTGTTGTGTCCATGTTATATATCTGATGGCTAGCTAACTCTAAGGTACGTGGGCACACGTACTGCTGGTTGTTGTGTTGTGGGTGGAATATGTAATGGAATATCCCTTGCCCGTCCTTGTGCGCTCTAGCATCAAACTCTGTGTCCTTATACGAATGAAAGATAGCAGGGTTCTGTTTAGCCCACGTGATAACAAGCTCATGGATAGCATTGTTGATTGCCCAAGATTGCCACTCATCACCTGTCGACTTACGCATTGGCACACGAACTACTCGGCTGTTAGTATGGGCATTGGTTCTGTCACCCACACCATCAGTCGCGAAGTTCGTTGTGCCAAACACGATACTGCCTTCGGGTAACTTGTAGTCACCCACCATCTGCTCAAGCAATAGGCGATTCACCATTAGCTTAACAAAGTCCGTACCCTTAAACACCTCATCAACCAAAATGACTTTGGGTTTGTTCCTGTCCGTGCCTAGCCATATCTCGTTTATGAACGCTCGCGTGACCTTAGCTTCGTGGTCGGGCATTGAAAGCGCAATGTCGGGAATGTCTTTTAACGGCACGTCGATGTAGATAAAGTCGTAGTCACTCGTTCCCATTTGGTCTTTAAGGGATTTCAAGATACTAGACTTACCCACGCCGGGCTCACCCTCGAAAATGTACGATACTTTGTTACCATTTGTACGTACTAAAGTCGCCGCTTCGTGGTGATTAACTGCAAAATTGTACGCATTTGTTGTTGCCATGATGTTCTCCTATTGTTTTATTTATACTGCGTAAGACTTCAATGTCTTGATTGCGTCTATCAGTATGCTCGCTTCTGCTGGTGGTGCCGCATACAACGAACCTTGGTAGTCAAACTGTACCAAAGTAGGCATCACTGTAACGTCTAGGTTGTCCACGTTTTTAACAGCGCGTTGCAATATCTCGCATGCTTCCTTGATTGATACAGTAGGGTGTACTGTCATCGTAGTGTGTGCTGTCGTTGGTGCCTGTGCCTGTACTGGTGTTGCATTAGTGTTAGCCTTAGCTTGTGCCTTAGCACGAGCCTTAGCACGAGCCTTGTGTTTCTTTTCCCAACGTACTTGGTACACAAGGTTAGGGTCGCAATTAGCCCAGCGTGCTATCTCTGCTGGCTTCATGTCGGGGTACTTACTAATAATTGATTTGATGTGCGCACGTTGCTTTGTGTACTTAGCCTTTACTGCTACTGCTGGTGATGCTGATGTATCTGTTGCTAATTGCATGTCGTTCTCCTTGGTTAAAAAGTCCACGCGGACAAATGTCCGAATGGGGTACTACACTTACTACTTACTAGGTCTACCATTATACACCGATTGAGTCTTATTGCAAGTGTGTGATATCGTATTACCACAACATCCTGTCCAATTCATCTTGATATTTAGGTAGCACGGATACTTCTCTGCCGTCAAAGCAAGCTTCCAAGTAATCACGCACAAAGTTAGTCAGCTGTGATGGGGGTACGACTGGCTCATCAAATTCATGCAAGCCGCGCCTGTTCCAATTAGGGCTGTGTCGTAGTGTTGCCATTATCTTTATCCTTTCCTTTTGTTTTCTCTGCAAAATAAATCGCTACCTGTCGTGCATGCAAGCACCTGTCTTGCTCTCTGAAATACAAGAACATAATAACCCCAGCCAAGACCGCGTACATCATGGCTGGTATGTTATCCGTCATGTACTCAAACAATGGTAGCAAGACGGACAGGACAGTTAAGCCCAGCCTGTCCCACCTAACATGTGATAGTATCGTAGCCATTACATCATACCCACTGCTAGATGGTCGCGGTCATAGCCATCATACGCATCGGATAGCGCGTAGTTGGCTTCCTCAAGCTGGTCGGCTAAGTCTTGCAACAGCATGGCTACGTCCTCGGGGTCGGCTTCTGCTACCCACTCGGCTATGCTACGCGTTGATGATGACTGCAAACGCTCGGCTGATGGTATCTCGTACCTGTCTATCTTAGATGGTGTCGTGCCACGATTAGTCTGCCATGAATTGAACCCGCCGTAGTTAGGGTACGTAGTGGACTGACGGTACTCACGCTTGGTCGGGTCGCGGTCAGCGATAAGGGTAATGCTATCCCAATCCAGTGCACATATAGCATCGCGCAACGCAAGGCAGTGGTTAGTGTCAAGCGACTCAAAATGGCTGTGCTCGCTGTCGTACCCAATACTTATGTTGACGCACTCGGGTATGATGTCCATGTACTCCGCTGTATCGGTGTAAACGCCTGTTGGGTCTAGCACATAGCCCAAGCCAAACAATTCAGCTAGCTGACTTCCTAGTGCGTCACTGCACGCACGCTCACCACGCTGATGGGTAATGATACTGGTCGTACCTCGCCTGTCAAAAGCAATAGCATGGGTAAACCCTGCCAGCCACGCACGATGTGTCGTCGCCATCTCGCCACTACCCCAGCAACCAATCTCCTCGCCGCGATGGAATATGTACGTACCTGCAACACCACGCGCAATCATATTGAACATAAGCCACATGCCAGCACCATCGTCAGCACCTAAGCAGTCTGCCTTGTCGGTAACAAAAGCCGTGCCGTCATCGGACACCCACACCTCTTGCGTGAGGACACCCTCACTCGTTCCCTTGTCGCGGTGCATCGTGTCTACATGAGCCGACCATAAAACCCCGTTACGCTTGACGTCTACAACGTAGGCGATGGTTTGCCCCTCTGCGTTTAGCATGGGTGTTGGGTTAAGCGGGGTAATGAACCGCTCAATGAATGATGCTTCACCATCGCTGTCATGTTGGCGACGTGTTTCTAAAATACTAATAAGTTGTTCCATTGTAATTCTCCTAATAGGTTGTGACAAACCGACACCATGTCGGGTTGTACTATGCTTGCATGGCTTCTACCATCATTTCGCGCTCACGTTCCTCAGCATCAATCTCAGCTTGGTACTCGTCGGCTTGGTCTACATGGCATGTCGTATCATCTGATAAGATATGTACCTTGTCTTGGTATATCCAGTCGTCGCCGTTGGTGTCGGGGTGGTCTACGCATACAACATACTCATTGTGATACAAGCCATCAACAGTCTGCGTCATGTCGTCCATGTGGTAGTACTCACCGTCACGCTCGCATATGTATATGTCATGGTGGTCAAGTGTTTCTGTCCAGTACCAATCATCGCCAACACGGATACATTCGTCCTCGGGGAAATAGTCCTCGTGTCTACGTCCATACGCATAGGTATACATTTGGTCACGGCAATACTCACACACATGGTTGCCATCGTGCTCTATGTAGTTAAGTTCGTCCTCGCTATAACTATCACCGCAGTTGTCGCATGAGCATGAATTGTCCTCGCAGTAGCCATTGGTATTGGTCGCGTTCATCTCGCCATCGCCCGCTCTGAGGTACGTCTTGCCGTTTACATTGGTCGTGCCCACTGTCTGCGAGCCATTGTCCCCGCTGTCTAGGTATGGGCAAACCGTACTGCCGTTGCTGGTTGTGATGTACTGAAGTAGTACGCCGTCCAAGTTAGTGCGGTTCTCGTAGCCATTAGCCTTAAGGTTGTCCAGCAGATAACGTCCCTCTGCACTGCCATTCGGGTCGGGGTACACACGTAGCCAGCCTTGGTCTATGCCATCACGCACGATACACCTAGCCACAATGCGGTCGCCAGCTTGTACATACGCTAGTCGCAACGTACTAAGTTCATGGGCATACACACGCACAGCCGACTCATTCTGCATACAGCTAGACACGTGCTCACTGCCATACACATCAAGCCAGCCTTGCACATCGTCATGTTCTTTAAACGATACTGTCCAGCCACCACGCGACTGCATATTGCTAGCGTGCTTCTCGGCTATGCTCTTGACTTCTAGGTCAGACAGGGCTAGGGCTTCTTGGTACTTGGTTAGGTAGCGACCAAGGCGGGTACGCACCTCGCGCCCATCGCGCATATGCTTGAGGGTTGGGTAGTACGCTATCTGATTGATGTCCTCGGTGGACACGTGTACGCGGTGCAAGGCATTGAACTTATGGAATGCCGCCCATGACGCTTCGTACCGCTCGCGCTGTTCGGTGGTGAGGATAACGCTACTATGTTTACCATGTGGGTGTAGGTCGCGCATGACTTCTATGGCTTCCCACGTACCGTTATTAAAGTTCCACATGGCTGTGAACAGGGCTGGCTCTATGATGTTGGCGACCGCACGGTTTATGTTGTCCATGTGGTGTATGTAATGGGCAAGCGGCTCCATGTCCAGTAGGGTGGTCACATCGCGCGTCATATATGGTTTGGCTTTGGCGATGTACTTGGCTGTATCGTGTCCGCTACGTTGGTGTACTTTGTGCTCGCCGTTACGGTACTTGCGTCCGTTGTGCCAGTGGTCGTAGTTCTCTTGCTTGTAGTTTCGGTGCATGAACTCACGCACGCGGTTGGATACGAAATGCTTGTCGTCCTCATTTTTCCAGCCTTCCCATTGAGCGAGGAGTGGTGTTGCGGGTACTGTTACTAGAAGTGCTTCTACTACTGTGCTGTTGCATTTGTTACACATGATAGTCATCTCCATAAAAACTAAATAAAAAAGTACAACCCGACAACGTGTCGGGTTGTACTACTAAAACAACGTCTGTTCATCAACTGAACATCTATCATTATACTCGCGTTGAAGTCTTATGTCAAGCTATGATGTTTTGTGATTGGCTATTCCCATTCGGCTAACAGTGCTTCACGTTTCGCTATTTGGTCTGCTGTCAAGTGCTCGGGGTATTGTATTGGCTCCTCGTCCAGTGCCGCCACGTAGTCGTTCTGCTCTTGTTCTTGCGACATCACGCGCTCATGCCTTTTAATTGCCGCGATGACTGCGTGCTTATTCCATTTGTATTGCACTGCTATCTTTTGGAACGAGTGACCTGTGGCTGACAGTTCGTATATGTCTTTGTCGCGTAGCTGGCGTTGGTATGGCACAAACCCATCTTGGTCTATCACGTTCGGGTCGCGCGTCTTAAGCAATTCCACAATGGTCTCGGGTTCATAAAACTTCTCCAGTATGCGGTAGTAAATGCGTTTCGTGTTTCGGGTTGGGTTCGGGTATACGAATGGCACGTGGTCGTTCGCCCCATAATGTGAGCCCTTAAGTTTTCGTGTAAATACGACTGCGTTGTCTTGGTTAAATGCTAAATATCCTAGTAGGAATTCGCCCATTTTGTTCTCCTATGTTGTTACGCTAAATTGGTGTTACGCAAGATGTAGTGTGTAATTACCCCTGCGTTACGCTAATTATAGCGTAACAGTTTTGTGGGGTTCAAGTGAATTACGTAACGTTGCGTAACGGTGTTACGGAAATAAATAGCGTAACGGGTTTGTTTTTGGGGTGTTACGGTATAGAAGCTACGTAACGGGTGAAGTGAGCGTGCCGCGAGGTATGCCTTTGGTGGTGCGGTGTTACGGAGAAAAAACAAGGAAATATCGCGTTACACTCAAAAAACAATAGCGTCTAGACACTCGCCAATAGCGTAACACTTCCACGCATCTCTGTATCATTTTGCTGTTACGGAGGATTACTACTTTTCCTATCTATATATATTTTATGTAACTTGTAACACGACACCTCAATGCTTACTGCCACAAGGGTTTCCAGCGGTATAGGCACTTTTTTGTTACGTAGGAAAAGTTCGGTAACAGACATACGAAGTCATACTCTATCTACACGGGCGTAACACTCCGTAACGGCTTACCCAATCTCCGTAACATATTGATTTCATTGCGATACGCAATTTACGTAACGGGTTTACAACCCGACATGGTGTCGGTTTGTGCTACTATCATAGAACGAGTGACAACCCGACACGGTGTCGGGTTGTGCGAAAGGGGAAATTCCTTATGTCAAGGGGGTGGCGTGGCGCGATGTCGGTCGCATACTGGTCGCTCGCTTCCTCGCTGGCTGGCTAGCTCGCTGGCTCGCTTACTGATTGTCACTCGTTCCGGGCATAAAAAAACCCCACTCATTTCTGAGCGGGGTTCGGGTTAGTTATAAAGTTGCGTTCGTAGTTTACGGCGCATCATTTGAAAGCAAGCGTATCGCCACATGATTTTATCAAGGCGGCTTGCGCCGCCTTGTTTCCTGTTAGTTTATTTTAAGATGATTTCAAGCGTTTGAATGAAAGCCGCGTATGCTTGCTCAAACTCTTTGATTTTGCCGCTTGGGATGATGTTGATAAAATCATCAAGGTTTTTCTTTTCTTTCGCGATTAGCGCATTACGCACCTTTTCAATGCTAGTGGGCTTTGCTTTTGGCGCCGCCGCTGGTGCCGCTGGTGCCGCTGGTGCCTTTGCCATGCGAGCCGCGCGGATTTTTGCCGCCGCCGCCGTTTTGCTTACCAACCACTTGAAACCTTTTGGCGCTAATGATTTGACGCGGCGAGCAACCCATTTTTGAGCGCTTTCAAGTTTGATTGTTTTGCCTTCTACCGCCTTTTGGTAGTCAATCCATGCGAGCGCCACCGCTTTTTTGCTGGCGTCTTGGTCTTTCTTGTTGGTTGCTTGCGCTATGTAAGCCGCCGCGATGATTAAAGCGGCGAGCGCTTCATTACCTGATTTTACTACACCAGCGCAAGCGCCTTTGAATTGCTCAGGTGATACAGTGATGACAACAGCTTTGCTAGATTTGTTTGACATGATAATTCCTTTATTAAGTTGAGTTAAGTATCGCTTTCGCGACAGTTCCTATTCTACACTGATATCATATTCTGTCAATAGGTATCATACAAACCGACACCATGTCGGGTTGATACCCCTACCCCCGTAATTCCTGGAATTGAACGCCTCTCCTCTCCTCTCTGTTTTGGACAAGCATCTTTCTATTTTCATATCATGACACCCCCTGACTTAATATGATGACCCCTAAAAATTTTTATTATAAATTTTTACAGCTTCGAGCCCCGCGACATTGACAAGTCAATGATTTATAAGGTAGATTACGCCCCATGGCTTCGCAGAGAATACAACTATATGATTTGCTTGAAGGAGTGGTTCCATACGAACCCCATTTAATACGTACACCAATGCGTACTGAGGACTTAATGCCAGAACAAATCGTAAGTGCCGCTGCCAAAACAGCGAAAGATATACTCCGTAGGAGTGGTGCGCCCGACATAGAGGTGACCGATGAGGATGCAGCCAATGCCGAAACAGCGTTCCAAGCCTATGTGGACGGGAATAAGTCCGCCCTAACTCATACAAAACTGCAAAAACCCGAATCAATTATCAAATTAGAAGCGCTAGTATCGGAATACGACTGGCGAGTCATCCAGCATACGGACCAAATTCGTATGATAGTCACGAACAAACTGCTAAACCTGTCCGATAACAAGGACCCGAAGGTACAACTCAAGGCTGTAGAGCTGCTAGGCAAGCTGGCAGACGTAGGAATGTTCGTTGAGAAGCAAGAAATCACGTATAAACAACGTACCGACGACGAAATTGACGCGGCACTGAATGAAAAACTGGGAATGCTGATAGAAGGAAGCTTTACTTCAACTGCCGAAACCGCCCCAGTACCGTTAGTGAACGCTACAAAGCCTAAAACCGTGGACATACTAGTCCAAACCGACCCACTTGCTGTGTCACCACTGCCATCCATGCCTAAAATTGACATTGGAGCGCTATTAGGTGAGTAGCCTGAAGGAATATATTGCCACCTTGCCGATTGAGCAGGGTATAAATGTCTTGACAAACCTGAAAAAGATGCCTGAAAGGGAACAGCAGGAGTTTTTAGACCTTATCGAAGAGAAAATGAGCCGTATAAAACGAAATGCGGCTCAAGGTGGACTGCTTGACTTCGTAAAAGCGGTGTATCCGAACTACATGGTGGGTGCCCACCACAAAAGACTGGCTAAATTACTGGAGGAGGCGATTGATGGTGATAAAAAACGTATTATTGTTAACATTGCTCCTCGTATGGGTAAGTCTGAGCTTGTGTCTTATCTGTTCCCTGCTTGGTTTTTGGGACACCACCCAGATAAAAAGATTATTATGGCCACGCATACCGCTGACTTGTCTACTACTTTCGGTCGTAGGGTGCGAGATTTGGTTGGTAGTAAAGAGTATCGGAGTGTATTCCCAAATGTATCCCTAAATCAGGATGCAAAAGCGGCCGGGCAATGGAACACTAGCGACGGCGGTCAGTATTATGCGGCTGGTGTGGGCGGTGCGTTGGCTGGTCGTGGTGCCGATGTGTTTGTGATTGATGACCCGCACTCAGAACAGGAAGCGAAAACAGGTAACCCGTCGGTGTTCTTATCCGCATGGGAGTGGTTCCAGTCAGGGCCGTTACAACGGTTGATGCCTAATGGGGTTATCATAGTGGTGATGACACGCTGGTCGATGATGGACCTGACAGGTCAGTTGGTTAACCACATGATAAAGAACCCGGATGCCGACCAGTGGGAGGTCGTTGAGTTCCCAGCCATACTAGATGAAGGTACCGATGATGAAAGGTCGCTATGGCCAGAGTTCTGGCCCCTTGAAGAGCTCAAGAAGAAACGCGCTGGTATGGATACACGGTACTGGTCGAGTCAGTATTTGCAGAATCCAACTGCAGAAGGAGCGCAACTCATTAAGAAAGAGTGGTGGTCGCACTGGGAGGAAGAGTCACCACCGGTATGTGAATATACGATTATGTCTTTGGACGCGGCTCAGGAGTCTCACAACAGGGCTGACTATAATGCAGTTACACTCTGGGGCATATTTTTTAATGAAAAGACCAACCAGAATAATATAATCCTGCTCAATGCGTGGAAAGAGCGGATGGAGTTCCCTGAACTCAAACGACGCATGATTGCCGAATACAAGGAATGGGAACCTGATACGTTCTTGGTAGAGAAGAAGTCTAACGGTGCAGCACTATACCAAGAGCTACGGTCCATGGGTATGCCTGTTTCGGAGTACACACCGGTGAAAGATAAGGTAGCTAGGGTTAACTCGGTTACTGATTTGTTTTCATCAGGTATGGTTTGGGCCCCGACAGACAGACGTTGGGCGAATGAGGTGATAACAGAATGTGCCGAATTCCCAGTAGGCACACACGATGACTTTGTGGATAGCTGCACACAAGCGTTAATCCGATTTAGAAAAGGTGGCTTTATTAAGTTACCTAGCGACGAAGCTGATGATGATGTATTATATCGGTATCAACGTAAAGCAGCCTATTACTAAGGAATTACTATGGCCATTGAGAAGAGTTTATACGCAGCCCCGCAAGGGATTATCCCAGATGATGATACCATCGAACCCATTGAGATAGAAATAGAAGACCCTGAATCCGTTGCGATTCATATGGGCGACCTTGATATCCTAATAGAACCTGAAGACCCAATGGACGATGAGTTCAATGATAACCTAGCTGAATACATAAGTGAAGGTGCATTGGCAGAATTGGCCTCCGATTTGATTTCGGACTTCGATGACGACATCAGCTCGCGTAAAGACTGGATGCAAACTTACGTAGACGGCCTAGAGCTGCTAGGTATGAAGATTGAAGAGCGTACAGAACCGTGGGACGGTGCCTGTGGCGTTTACCACCCATTGCTGTCAGAAGCCTTAGTTAAGTTCCAAGCAGAAACCATGATGTCTATGTTCCCAGGTGCGGGTCCAGTTAAGACACAAATCATCGGTAAGGAAACACAGGATAAGAAAGAAGCAGCAGCACGCGTCCAAGACGATATGAACTATCAATTGATGGATGTGATGCAAGAGTACCGCCCAGAGCACGAACGCATGCTGTGGGGCCTAGGATTGAGCGGTAACGCCTTTAAGAAGGTGTACTTTGACCCGCACTTAGACCGTCAGGTATCTATATTCGTCCCAGCTGAAGACATGGTAGTACCATACGGTGCGTCAAACCTTGAGTCAGCAGAGCGCGTTACCCATGTAATGCGTAAAACCGAAAACGAACTACGCCGCTTGCAAGTGGCTGGCTTCTATTTAGACATAGACTTAGGCACACCAGCTAACACCCTTGATGAGGTGGAGAAGAAGATTGCTGAGAAGATGGGCTTCCGTGCGTCAACGGATGACCGCTATAAGCTATTGGAGATGCACGTTGACTTAGACTTGCCGGGTTATGAGGACAAGGATGAGGACGGCCACCTTACAGGCGTAGCCTTACCATACGTAGTAACCTTGGAAAAAGGCAGTACAACCATATTGGCTATCCGCCGCAACTGGGACCCAAACGATGAAACCAAACAAAAACGCCAGCACTTCGTCCATTACGGTTATGTTCCGGGTTTTGGCTTTTATTATTTTGGGCTTATTCATCTGGTCGGTGCTTTTGCTAAGTCGGGTACTTCTCTTATTCGTCAACTTGTTGACGCGGGTACGCTCAGCAATCTACCGGGTGGTTTTAAAACTCGCGGCCTTCGTGTCAAGGGTGATGACACACCGATAGCTCCGGGTGAGTTCCGTGATGTGGATGTACCAAGCGGCGCACTAAAAGACAACATCATGCCGTTGCCGTACAAAGAACCGTCACAAGTTCTTATGGGCTTATTAGGCCAAATCGTTGAAGAAGGCCGTCGCTTCGCTAACACTGCGGACCTACAAATCAGTGACATGTCTGCGAACAGCCCAGTTGGTACTACACTGGCAATCCTTGAGCGTACGTTGAAGGTGATGAGTGCTGTACAGGCTCGTATCCACTATTCAATGAAACAAGAGTTAGGCTTACTAAAAGGCATCATCGCTGCCTATACGCCAGAAGAGTATAACTACGACCCTGTAGAAGGCGACCGTAGGGCTAAGAAATCAGACTACGATAACGTTACAGTTATCCCTGTATCAGACCCTAATGCCTCCACAATGGCGCAGAAGATTGTTCAGTACCAAGCAGTTATGCAGTTGGCACAGCAGTCACCACAGATATACAACATGCCGTTATTACACCGTCAGATGTTAGAAGTGTTAGGTATTAAGGAAGCCGCTAAGTTAGTGCCGATGGACGATGACCAGAAGCCGACTGACCCAGTGACTGAGAACCAAAACGTCCTGATGATGAAGCCAGTAAAAGCATTCCTAACGCAAGACCATCAAGCGCATATCACCGTGCACATGTCTGCTATGCAGGACCCTAAAATCCAACAGATGCTTCAAGGTAACCCAGCGGCACAACAGATGCAGGCTGCGATGATGGCTCACATCAACGAGCACATGGGCTTTGAATACCGTAAACAGATTGAACAGCAGCTAGGTATGATGTTACCACCTCAGAAAGATGAGATGGGTGATGACGTGCACATGGACCCAGAAGTGGAAGCGCAGTTATCTCCTATGCTGGCTCAAGCGGCTCAACAACTACTACAGTCTAACCAAGCGCAAGTTGCACAACAACAAGCGGCACAACAACAGCAAGACCCAATGGTGCAGATGCAGCAGCAAGAGCTACAGTTGAAAACAGCTGAACAAGCACGTAAACAGAAGAAAGACGACACTGATGCTGTATTCAAAGCAGAACAATTGAAAATCGAAGCTGCACGTGTACTAGGTCAGCAAGAGACAACCAAAGGTCAACAAAAGAACGACATACTTAAAACCGTTGCTCAGTTACAAGCGACTAAACAGCAACATGCAATTGACAAGGGCATTGATGTTATGAAGCAAATCTCACAACAACAGTTCCAATCGAAACAACAAACTAATAAACCGACAAAAGGTGAATAACCATGGATTCAAACTTATTTGATGTTCTTCTTAAAGAGTACAGGGACCGCATGGCCATGCTTACAGAGGCAATGGCACGAGGTAGTTGCGCTTCATTTGAGGAATACAAGTACACAAGCGGTCAGTTACGAGGACTTGAAGCCGCCTGTTCCATAATTACAGACCTCAAAAAACGATTGGAAAACGCAGATGACGAGTAACATAAATTTAGCTCAAGCCCTAGATTTATCAAGACTGGCAGAAAACGCCAAAAAAGAAGCACAAGAAGAAGCAGAAATACGAGCAATCGTAGGTGACGCAACAGATATAGAAAAGGCAGCTCAAGTGCCACGACCCTCAGGCTACCATATCCTATGCGCTATTCCGGCAAAAGATAAGGAATACGACAGCGGGATTGTTAAAGCAGATGAGACACTTAGAATGGAAGAAGCATTAACCACAGTATTATTCGTGGTTGCTTTAGGCCCAGATTGCTATAAGGATGAAAAACGATTCCCTAGCGGTCCGTGGTGTAAAGAAGGCGACTTTGTTTTGGTGCGCCCACACTCTGGTAGTAGGTTGGTAATTCACGGTCGTGAATTCCGTTTAATCAATGATGATACTGTTGAAGCCGTTGTAGACGAGCCACGCGGTATTATTCGCAAATAAGGAGGACAAGATGCCTGAATTTGACAAAGAAGAATTTACATTTCCCGATGAGCAAGTTGAAAAGGAAAGTGCGTCAGAAATAGAATTTGAAATAGTAGACGACACGCCTGAAGAAGACCGCAATCGTGAACCTATGCCGAAAGCCATCGTGGAGGAGTTAGAGCAAGACGACTTAACCAAGTACGATGAAGCGACTAAGCAAAAACTTAAACAAATGCGTAAGGTATGGCATGACGAACGTCGCGCCAAAGAAGCTGCATACAGGGAACAGCAAGAAGCCGTTGAGCTTGCACGCCGTGTTGTAGAAGAGAACCGACGCCTAAAGAGCACATTAGCTTCTGGTGAGAAAGAGTTCGTATCATCCATCCAAGCAACAGCCAATTTAGAACTTGAAATGGCTAAGCGTGCTTACAAAGATGCGTACGATAATGGTGACAGTGACCGCTTGGTCGAAGCCCAACAAGCTATGCAAGAGGCAAGTATTAAGATTGCACAAGCTAAGAGCTTTAAGTTACCCCCTTTACAAGAAGATGATAATGATGTACAAAGTCATCAAGAACAGTATCGACAACCCGCGGCAACTCAGCCGGACCCACGAGCCCAATCATGGCGTGACAAAAATGATTGGTTTGGTGCAGACGAAGAGATGACCGCTGCAGCGTTAGGTTTACATGAAAAACTTAAGCGTAATGGTGTCGTTGTTGGTTCTGATGATTACTATTCTACGTTGGACAAAACAATGCGGAAGAGATTTTCTGAGTATTTTGAGGATTCTGAACCAGAGGATTCAAAAAGCAAAGTGGAAAGTGCTCCTACAAAATTGAGTACTGTTGTTGCTCCAGCTACGCGTAGTACGTCTTCAAACAAGATTAAGCTAACGCAAAGGCAAGCTGCCCTAGCTAAAAAGATAGGCATCACTAACGAGCAATACGCAATTGCAATGAGAAAACTGGAGGCATAATATGACCGATACAAGAATCACTCGTAATATAGATACTCGCGCAGTAACAGAACGTCCTAAACAGTGGCAGCAACCCGAACTATTGCCAGAGCCCGATAAGCAAGAAGGTTATTCTTATCGCTGGATTCGAGTCGCTACGTTAAACGCTGCGGACCCACGCAACTTATCTGCCAAGCTCAGAGAAGGATGGGAAGCCGTTAAGCTGTCAGAACAACCACAGTTAGCAGTATTGGCCGACCCCGATAGTCGTTACAAAGACAACATCGAAATCGGCGGATTATTACTATGCAAGACTCCAACTGAGTTTGTACAACAACGAAATGAACATTTCGACAACTTGTCCAAATCGCAAAGTGAGTCTGTAGATAATAACATAATGCGTCAAAGCGATGCCCGTATGCCTATGTTCTCTGAGCGTAAGTCAACGACATCATTTGGCAAAGGTAATTAATTTAATTTTATTAGGAGTAATCTATGGCTTATCCAACCGTATCCGCTCCCTATGGCTTTAAACCGATTAACCGTTTAGATGGCTTACCATACGCAGGTGCTGTTCGTCAGTACCCTGTAACATCAGGTCAAGCAATCTACAATGGTCAACCAGTTGTATTAGTTATAGGCGGCACAGTATCAGGTGATTCAGATTTAACAGCAGGTAACATTCTTGGCGTTGCAGTAGGTGTTCAATACACAAACTCATCAGGCCAAACAGTACAAGCACAATACGCACCAGCTTCAGGCGTAACTAACGTTATCGCTTATGTAGTTGATGACCCATTTGCTTTGTACCAAGTAGCAATCACAGGTAACAACTCAACCATTACAGCTGCAGGCAAAAACATCGTCGGCACAAACGTAACAGGTATCGTTGGTACTCCTGATGCAAACACTGGTAACGCAACTTCATCTATCTATGGTGGTTCAGCTGCTGTAACAGCAACTTTCCCATTCCGCGTAGTAAGCGTAGTTCCAGCATCAGCGACAGGTGCAGATGCATTCGTAGAGTGCATTGTTAAACTTAACTTGTCACAACTTCTATCAACCACTGGCTTAGCTGCCGCTTAATTAAGGAGATAATATATGGCTATTTCACGCGCACAGCTCCTTAAAGAGCTATTACCAGGTCTTAATGCATTATTCGGTTTAGAATATGCACGATATGGTGAAGAACACCAAGAAATCTACGAAACAGAGACTTCTGAGCGTTCATTCGAAGAAGAAACAAAATTGTCTGGCTTCTCAGCTGCACCTGTTAAAAACGAGGGCTCTGCCATCGCTTACGACAATGCTCAAGAAGCATGGACTGCTCGATACAACCACGAAACAATCGCTTATGGCTTCAGCTTAACTGAAGAAGCTATCGAAGATAACTTGTATGACTCATTGTCTGCTCGTTATACTAAAGCATTGGCTCGTGCTATGGCTTACACGAAACAAGTGAAAGCCGCCGCTGTATTGAATAATGGCTTTACCGCTGGTTATAACGGTGGTGACGGCACTACATTATTCTCAACTACACACAACTTAGTGTCTGGTGGTAGCAATAGCAACCGTCCTACAGTTGCAGCTGACTTGAACGAAACTTCATTGGAAAATGCAGTTATTCAAATCGCAGCTTGGACTGACGAACGTGGTCTATTGATTGCAGCTAAACCTAAAAAACTTATCGTTCCACCAGCATTGCAATTCGTTGCAACTCGCTTGTTGGAAACTAAGTTACGTGTAGGTACTGCAGACAATGACATCAACGCCATTGAAAACAACGGTTCAATCCCAGAAGGTTATACAATTAACCACTTCTTGACCGACAACAATGCTTGGTTCTTGACTACAGACGTGCCAAACGGTATGAAACACTTTGTTCGTACTCCATTGCAAAATAGCATGGACGGTGATTTCGACACTGGTAACGTACGTTACAAATCTCGTGAGCGTTATAGCTTCGGTTATTCTGACCCACTAGGTATGTACGGTTCTCCAGGCGCTTAATTAGGCTTGGTAATAAAAGGCTCACTTCGGTGGGCCTTTTTTAATGGTTTTCCGTATTGCATCGTGTTTATAAAAGAGCAGAATGTGTACATGTACACATCGATGTGTACACTCAATCGACTTAAGGAGATATACCATGTGGACAACACCAGCAGCTACAGAAATGCGTTTCGGTTTTGAAGTAACTATGTACGTAATGAACAAGTAGTACTAGCCCCTTCGGGGGTTTTTTGTTACATGTAACACTACTTTTCTGTAAGCTGACCTGCTTTTAATTGACGTTCTTCGTGGTGGTGTTTGCGGTGGCAGTTGGCGCATAGGACTATGCATTTGGCTTCTATCTCTTCACGGGCTATTTTATAAGCTCCGTTCTGTACTAATTCACTTATCTTTCTGTTGGCTGGGCCGGGTACTACGTGGTGGAAGTCTAATGCTGATGGGTGGTTTTCACCACAGTTGGCGCAAGCAAGCGTGCCTTTATAAGCTTCCCATTGAATGCGTTTCTTTATCTTACCTAGTCGAACACGCTCAATCTGGGCGGGCTTGTTGCCTTCATAATGTTTCTTCGAATATAACTTTGCTTTTGCCTTGCGAACTGCGGGGTCTTTGTACGGCATAGTTACCCTAATAAAACATTGACATACGAACAATAACATAGTATAAATCAGTTATCAACCGGGAAAAATCCGGCCTACTAGACTGTCCCGGCAGACGCATATAAGACTATTAGGCTTTACTCTATATGGAGACATTCAAATGGCTTATACCACCTTTAGCGGTCCAGTTCGTTCATTAGCAGGCTTTGCAGAACCAGTAGTTTATATAAAAGCAACCGATGTAGTTGGCGGTGCAGTTAATATTCCAGCAGGCGGCAACATCGTTATTCTTTCTGCAGCAGACGGCGGCCCAGCTTCAACATGTACATTAGTGCTTCCAGAAGTAACTAGCGGCGAATTTACTTTGTCTGAGCAACCAGCTCAAGCAATCTACAACGGCATTAAAGGTTCTATTTTGAACTACGATGCTTCTATCACCCACGTTTTAGGTGGTTACGGTACTAACGATTCAACATCTACAGCTGGCCAAAAAGTTAACGGCTCTACAGCTGGTGTGGTAATCCCTGCAGGTTACGGAGTTCAATTTGGCGGCAACGGTAATCAAAACGCACCTTGGGCTGCTACTAACTCTGTGCTATCAACAGCCAATACATTCTAATTAATCTTGGGGCTTTGGCCCCGCTTATAATCTAAGGAGATTAATTATGGGTATGCAAACCGATGTTCTGCTAACGCAACCGCTAGGGGCTACAGCGGGTAACACATTTAAAACTCAATCCGGCGCAGTGCTTGGTCGTTGTCGCATTAAGGCTATTTATGGTACTTCTGCAGCCGCAGCGGGTACGGTAGTTTTATACGATGGCTCAAGCGACGCAGGTTCGCCTATTGGTACTATTAGCACACCAACCGCTGCAAATGGCGGGACATACTACTTATTAATGCCAGGTGAAGGCATCCTAGTTGAGACAGGTGTATTTGCTGTTATCACTAATGTTGACTCAGCGTTGCTTATATATGGCTAAGAAGACCCCATCCCTAGCAGTAGGTAGAGGCGAGAAGCTCCCTGTGTCGAAAGGCGCAGGTCTTACCGCTAAAGGTCGTGCTAAATACAATGCGGCTACTGGCTCAAACTTAAAAGCTCCTCAACCAGAGGGTGGCCCACGTAAGAAATCGTTCTGTGCCCGTATGTCAGGTATGCCCGGTCCGATGAAAGACGAAAACGGTAAGCCTACTCGTAAAGCAGCTTCATTAAAAAGGTGGAAATGCTAATGAGTGTTGAACGGGAACTCGCGGTACATGAGACTGAGATTAAACATCTACAAGCTGATATGGATAAATTGGTCCAAGACATGGAGTCAATTAAAGCTACGCTTAACGATATCAATGCAACACTTGCGGAAGCTCGCGGCGGTTGGAAAGTCTTGATGATGGTTGGCGGTGCCGGCGGCGCCTTAGGTGCTGTTGTTACTCAATTCGCACATAAATTATTTGGATAGGAAACTAAAATGGCCTTTACACTAAAGAAACAAACTAAAGTAACGGAAGCCGCAGAAGAAGTAGCGGTAGAAGAAGTAGTAGCTAAAGAAGTTAAAGAAACCCCAGCCCCAGCAAAAGTACCTGATGGCGGCACAAGTTGGTTCACGGCAAAATAGAATGCCAAGCACTAGCAAAAAACAACGTAATTTCATGGCGGCCGCTGCACACAATCCAGCCTTCGCTAAAAAAGTAGGTATACCTACCAAGGTTGCCAAAGAGTTTAATCAAGCCGATAAAGGCAAAAAATTTGTAGGAGGCGGTATGGCTAAAGAAGATATGAAAATGGATATGGCACAAGACAAAAAGATGGCTAAGAAAGCTATCGGTATGCACGATAAACAAATGCATGGCGGTAAGAAAACTGACCTAGCAGCTCTTAAAAAAGGTGGTTGCGCTAAGATGGCTAAAGGCGGCTCTGCTTCATCACGTGCTGATGGCTGTGCAACTAAAGGTAAAACTAAAGGGAAGATAATATAATGGCCGACGATAAAGTAAAACCAGTGGTGGTAAAACCAATAAAGCCGGAAACAACGGACGAAGATTTCATGCCGCCTGATATTAAAGATAAACTACAAGACATGAAAAACCAAAAAGCGGCGGAGCAATACCAAAAGACAAAGAAATATGCTAAGGGTGGTTCAGCTTCTTCACGTGCAGACGGTTGCGCTCAGCGCGGTAAAACCCGCGGTAAGATGGTGTAAACATGAGACCGTCTCGTGGTATGGGGGCAGTAGCCCCTTCTAAAATGCCTAAGGCAAAAACCATTGTACGTAAGGACAAGCCTCAGTTTGTCAAAGAGTATAAAAAAGGCGGTCAAATAAAGATGCTTGCTGAAGGCGGTGAGTCTAAGGTAAACGAAGCCAACAACTATACTCAGCCTGGCAAACGTAAAGCATTGTTTAATAGCATCAAAAACTCAGCTGTACAGGGTACTGGTGCAGGTCAATGGTCAGCTCGCAAGGCACAGTTATTAGCCAAGCGCTATAAAGAGTCAGGTGGCGGTTATAAGTGAGTGCGTTAGCTAAAAGCCAGAAGTCGCTTAAGTCTTGGACTGAACAGAAATGGACAACCAAGTCCGGTAAGAAATCATCTGATACAGGTGAGCGATACTTGCCTGAGAAAGCGATTAAAGCCCTGACCCCTGCAGAGTATGCAGCGACAACCAAAGCAAAACGGGAAGGTAAGGCAAAGGGTAAGCAGTTCGTAGCCCAGCCTACCAAGATTAAAAGCAAGGTTAAGCCATATAGGAAGATAACATAATGCATCTGTTCAGTGTTGGAATGATTTGCGGATTTGCAATAGGTGTCCAATACGAGCTGATTGAGAACGACAATTATGTTATTATAAGTTTAGGCATAATTGACATAGTAATTATTTGGTAAAAACATATGGCAACCACTGGTGTATCATCATTCAATTTAGACTTAAATGACCTCATAGAGGAAAGTTTTGAGCGTTGTGGTAAAGAGCTTCGTACTGGTTACGACTTCCGCACCGCCCGTCGTAGCATTAACTTGATGACTATCGAGTGGGCTAACCGCGGCATCAACCTATGGACTATTGAGCAGGGTCAAATCCCAATCAACATAAACGGCGGTCAGATTAGCTACCCGTTGCCTATTGACACTATTGACTTACTTGACACGGTCATTCGTACTGGCTCAGCACAAAACCAAACCGATATCAACATCAACCGCATATCCGAGTCTACATACAGCACGATACCAAACAAGAATGCCACAGGCCGCCCTATCCAAGTATGGATAGACCGTCAGTCAGGTAACATAAATACGTCTGCTACAACTACACTGTCAGCCGCTATATCGGCAACAGACACAACCATTAACGTAGTAAATGCGGATAACTTAGCATCGCAAGGGTACATTAATATTGATTCAGAAACTATCCTGTATCAGAACGTGAGCGGCAACCAATTACTAAATTGCTACCGTGCGCAGAACGGTACTACTGCAGCATCGCATATAAGCGGTTCAAGCATAACGGTTACTAGACTACCTAACGTGAATATCTGGCCTACAGGCGTTTCAGGTACACAGTACACATTGATTTACTACCGCTTACGTCGTCTAAACAATGCAGGCGACGGTGTTAACACACAGGACATTCCATTTCGCTTTATACCGTGTATGGTGGCTGGCTTAGCTTATTACTTGTCTATCAAACTTGAAGGGGTCCCATTAGACCGTATCATGGGTTTAAAAGCCGATTACGCTGAGCAGTTCCAGTTAGCCGCGGATGAAGATAGGGAAAAGAGCCCCATAAGATTTGTACCACGCAACATGAGCTATACGAGGTAAGACATGCCTACTAAGTATGCTAGTGGTAAGAATGCGATTGCCGAGTGCGATAGATGCGGTGAGCGGTACAAGCTAAAAGAATTAAAAAGACTGGTCATCAAGACGAAAACAGTGAACATACTAGTTTGTCCTGAGTGCTGGGACCCTGACCAACCACAGCTTCATTTGGGTATGTATCCAGTGAATGACCCGCAAGCAATCAGAGACCCACGTCCTGATACAAGTTACTTTGCAGCGGGGCTTGATGCAGATGGGTCAGTGTCAGGGGGTAGTCGTATATTCCAGTGGGGATGGAACCCTGTTGGAGGTGCAAGTAGTTTCGATACACTCCTTACACCAAATGATTTGATTGCAGTTGGACAAGTAGGTATAGTGACGGTAACAACAACTTAAAGGAGTTTTAAAATGGCTTATAAATCAGGTGCCGATGGCATAGCAAAAAAAGGTAAGACTGAAGGCAAGAACTTAGGTAACTCAGGTCCTACCGTTGGTAAACAATCAGGCGGTAAAAAATCAAGCGGCGTTACAACTGAATCAATGAAAGCACTTGGTCGTGGTTTAGCTCGCGTTAAAAATCAAGGATAATATCATGGCTAAAAATGATTTCGTAAAAGCAACACCAGCAGATTCCTACCCATTAGGTCATGCTAGTGAGAACAAAGATGCTAGCGCATACACTGGCTTTAAATACCCATCAGGTGGCGGTAACGATACTAATATATACAAGCAACCGATGAGCAATACTAACTCTGCAGACATCGCATTTAAACCAAACCCAAATACGCTTCGCGGCGTAGATGTAGGCCCTACAACAGTAGCTATGAATGTAAGCGTTGGTGATAGCGGTGCAAATCGTGTCAACGCTCGTGGCGTTGGTGAAATGCGTGGGTATGGCGCTGCAACTAAAGGCCGTAAAATTAGCGGAAAGATGGGATAAGGTAGGTTAATGAACTACGTTGAACTCAATCAAGCAATTCAGAACTACAGCGAAAATACTGAAACGTTGTTTGTTTCAAATATACCTTTGTTTATCAAAGAGGCTGAGTCACGTATATACAACTCAGTGCAATTGCCTTCTTTGCGGAAAAACGTAGTTGGTACATTGACGACAAACAATAAATATTTGTCTTGCCCTGAAGATTGGTTATCAACTTATTCTATAGCGGTCATTAATGCAGACGGCTCATACACATACCTTTTAAACAAAGACGTTAACTTTATACGTGAATCTTACCCAACGCCAAATAGCACAGGTACACCTAGGTACTACGCTTTATTTGGCCCTAACAGCGGCAACTTAAACGAGCTTACATTTATCTTAGGCCCAACCCCTGATACAAGCTACCCAGTGGAACTGCATTACTTCTACTACCCTGTATCTATTGTTCAAGGCGTTATTAGTTCAATTAGCTCTGTAACCTCCGGCTCTGGTTATAACAACGGCATTTACACAAACGTGTCTTTAACTGGCGGTACTGGAAGCGGTGCAGCAGCTACTATTGTGGTTGCTGGCGGAGTAGTTACATCGGTATCTATTACCAATGGTGGTTCTTTATACTCAGTAGGCAATGTTCTGAGCGCAGTAAATACAGACATTGGTGGAACAGGTACAGGGTTCTCAGTATCAGTAGTTACCGTTGCGAACGCTGGTGGTACAAGCTGGCTTGGTGATAATTACGACCCAGTTCTGTTCTATGGCGCTATGCGCGAAGCCGTCATCTTTATGAAAGGTGAGCAGGATATGGTTACATACTACGAAAAAATGTACCAAGAAGCATTGCAACAACTTAACCGTTTGGGTACAGGACTAGAACGTGGCGACGCCTACAGAGATGGCCAAGCTAAGATAAAGGTTAACCCATAATGGCTATTATTCAAACACAATGCACTGTATTTAAAGTCAACCTATTAAAAGGCGTAGAAAACTTTAATACAGGCACTGCATACACTTACAAGATAGCGCTATATACCGCTAATGCTACATTGAACGCAGATACATTAGTTTATACAACTGATGGTGAGATTACAGGAACAGGATATACAGCAGGTGGGAAAGTATTAGCGCCAACTGTTCCGACAAGTAGCAGTGATACAGCGTATATATCGTTTGCTAATGTTACTTGGGACCCTGCTGCATTTACCACAAGGGGTGCATTGATATACAATAGCACAACAAACGCTGCCGTAGCGGTATTGGATTTTGGG